TACCAGTGATACCAATGATTAACATTAATATTTTAAATTGTATATCCTGACAAATAGGACATAAGTTTAATAGAATTGCGATTTCTTGAGGATGAATAGACATGTTTAAATAAGTATAATAATAATAAAATAGTGAATATTAATTCAATTTTATCTGCGTATGAAAAAATAAATATATTATAAAAGTATTTAAAGATAATTTACTAACTTAATATTTACAGTGAATCTTGTTTGCCTTGGAACTGACCCATAAATAAATCCTTTACTCGCCGTTTCAATTGGTCTAAATCTTGCTCCCATTTTTTAGTCAGTTTTTCTGTTATAACCGTTATTCCTGATTGTCGCTTCAAATGCGATTTACCTTTGAATAACATTTTGTCAAAGATGATAACCAATTCTTCATCTAACAATATCAGCTGTTCTCTACTGAGCCAGTATGAACCGCGATAAATAATGCGATTATAATCACTATCGCTGTAAATTTTGTATTTTTTGTCGTGAACTACTTGGTTTTTTATCAGCCCAATACCTTCAATTCGGTTCTCTTCATTATTCATTTCGCAAACAAACATTATACAACCTATTTCATATTTTTGATGAATGCGAATGCTTGTACCATATAATATAGGTTCTTCAACTTTCTGACGGCAATCCATATTTTCTTTATAAGTCGCGTTATTAAATCTGGTGGATGCTATGTGATACATTTATAAGGAACGATTTAAAAAGATTATTTGTTAGTTATAATGATGATTAACTAACAAAATAAAAATAAATCAATTTTTTACTATGAAAAATTTATTCAAATAATATAATATATTATATTATTATGAATTTAGAACAATTAACTAATGCTGAATTAATAGACAGATTTGATAAATTAGATCATTTAAATTATGTGTTTAAAGACCGGTCTCGTGAAGTGATTAATGCACGTACAGAGCTTCCTTTTATACCCGGAGTTCAAGATGATGCTAATAATTCTAGACAAACTATTATTGATTTTATACGGGAACAAGAAGAATTACGACAACCCAAAAATAAGAGAAGAACAGAAGGTGGAAGAAGAAGAAGTAGAAGAGGTAAAAAAAGTAGAAAAAGTAGAAAAAGTAGAAGAGGTAGAAAAAGTAGAAGAGGTAGAAAATAATTTTATCTAGGATTTAGATGACTTTCTATAGGTTTTCTTATGTAAAAATCATTCAAAAAATAACTGATAAATTCATTCTTTTGTTTTCCATCATCTAATCGATCTAAAACTGACAATAATAATCCAAAGGCGGCGAAATAATTATTTGCAGCAATATATCTATCAATATTTTCTTTAGATCCTGAAATATATTTGGCATCATTATCTTGTTCCATTTGTATACAATGATTAATAACAAGTCTTTAAATTAAAAGTATTTCAAAATAATTATATATTATAAAAATCCACTTTGTATTATAATATATTAATTTAAAACCTACTTAAAGAACTATTTCTAAGATAGTTCATCCCTTAGTCTTTGCTCTAAAATTTGATATCGTTCTAAATCTATTCCTTTAAGGAACATTGACCACGGTGTACAGCTCTGTAGTGCATCCAATCCTTCCTCGCAAAACAAATTGAGTAATGCCGCACTAAATCCAGACATCATGGATGCGTTCTTCTGTAAAGATAATGCCGGAAATCCGCTGGTTGAACGCAAGTTCCAGAATAAGATATGAGGTGCCTTAAATGGCTTCTTATGAAGTCGCATTCCTGCTTCCGCATATTTTTGCTCTATTACGCTCATCATGGATCCATAACTGCTATCCGCGGCATCAATCTGCATGTCTGATAAAATAGTTAGAACCATATCCTCCACATCTTCTGGCTTCAAATTATTCTGTACAATGGCATCCAAAATCATATCCAATGCTTTATAAAAATTGGTATTCATACCCCAGTCAGCACGTTGAACCAACTTTACCATAGATACAAAATTATCACATCCATCTAAATTAACCCACGTAGGACTAGCACTAAATGTTAGCACTCGCTTTCCTAACAACGATTTCTCAGCAATGCGAAGACCAAGCGCAATAGCTGCATGTAATGGATCTCCATTCATTGACCCGGATACATCTACCATCGCAACCATCTTGCCCAGCTTTCCAGTTTGCTGTGAACTATTAATCCATTGTGCGTTCAAAATCTGTGCCTCCGAACTTCCTTCTTGATAATTTGTGATTAACTTTAGTGCCTCTTGAGTAAAGTCATTTAGACCAATTCGCTTTCCCTTGATCTCTACTTCACCCTTTTCAGCCTTTGAAGCAAACTCTTCAAACTTCGTGGCACACACGATTCGGTCTTCTAAAAAAGTTCTTTGTTCCCCCTTCTTCGTTTTGTTCAAAAAGGCTCGCTTCTGTTTATGCATCGTAATAGAAGTCTGCTTACAAGGCTCAATTTCCGACCATGTTAAAGCACATTGCTTTATCTGAACCGTGTCTAGCTTCTTATTCAATGATGAAATCAGTTTACGATAATCCATCTTGGCCTTTGTTTCAGCGCGCTTAACCATTTCAGGCGTCTTTGCGCTATCAATATATTCAGAATAATAATCTAAAGCTAACTTAACAAATAACTTGGCGTGACTTGACTTTTCTCTTGGCGTCCACTTGGCAGCCAAACTTGGTTGTTCCGCAGTAGAATCTTCCTTAAGCTGCGAATTTAGAAGCTTGATCGCATATACAATAAGATCTTCACCTGTCTTTTTTTCCTCCATGTACTTGATCATTCCTTTGACGTCTTTCCATGATCCGTAAGGATGAGCTGGTCCTACTACAAAACATTCAAAGGCAAACCTGGATAAACTTGGATGATGCTTGTACCACACCGCTAGAAGCATATATGCTAAAGAATATTCACCCTTGCCATCAATGATGTCACGAGTTTGCCCTACAAGTTTAAACATGATTGACATATAGCCAATATACTCGGGCTTTGAAATTTTTTGAATTTTATAATCAGTCGCTAATTGCGACAATATTTGGTCAGCAACTTGAGACAATTTTTTTAATTGTTTATCATCCTTACAGCGAGTAAGTTGAAAACTCAGCTGTAGAATTTGCTCACGGGTACTATTAGACCATGTGAATTCGCTATGACCATTTTCTCCAATCTGAGAAGGTGTATAATTATCAAGTGCGTTGAATAATGCTGTCATATTTGTTAGATATACTATATTAAAGCATTTTGTCTTTAAATTGATTTCTTTTAGTCTTTTTAAATGAGCTTGAATTTAAATATATTTTTTTGGTTTTTATTTTATTATGATATGATATATTTGTTGAACCGGAATTTGTTAGATTCGTCTTATCATGAAATATGATTGATAAATCATTTAAATCATGAAACATTGAAATAGATTTATCTAATTTAATTTCATCTATATTTTTTATAGATTGTATAAATTGGTTTCCAATACTAACAAGTGGCTCCTTACTTCTAATAAAAGTTTTTAAATATATTGGTTCCAAATTAATATTGAATTTCAAAATATATAATAAAGAATATTTTACTTCATTATAAACCATATTATGTTTTATTAGACCTAATATTTCTTCTTTACTAATTATTCCTGGAGTTTTCAGTATTAATTTATTTTCCAAAACCCTTTCTATTTCATCATTTTTATTAACATAAATAAAATGAATATTTATAACCGCCAAGTCTTCAGTATAATAATCTTTATATTCTTTATCTAAGTTTTCAAATTCTTCAATCCAAGAAGAATCTATATTTTCTAGGTCATCAACATCATTCATTATATTACTATTATATCATATAATGAATTATCTATTTTAACTTAAAATCTAATGTTTATCATAAGAATAATAACTTGATTCTTCTTCACTTGAATATGAATTATTTTCTTTTTCATCGTCTGAAAAATGCTCATCTAATGAAGGGTAAATCGGTTCTGTGTAATATGCCAATTCATATGCACCTTCTCCATGAAGTTCATCATATTGTCGCTTATATTTATTCCAGTTTTTGGCTAATGTGGTCATAGTTTTATTGTAAATGTACAAAGGATCGTTTAACATGACATCATGTTTTTCTTGTTCTATCTGTCTTTTCGTTTTATCACCATAAGTAACATCAAATAATATTGTGTTTTTTGTAGTTGATTTAGTGTATTGTACCCATCCAGGCATTACTGAATTTTTTTCTACTATTTTTACTTCATTAACTGTGGCCGCAATGTTAGCATAATTTTTTGAATTGGTAGTTATAGTATTGGTAACAGATGTGGCTACTTTATTAACACTTAAATCCGGAAATAGCTCTTCTTTATAATTAAACTTTGTATCCTTTGGATTATTTTCATTTGTATCTTTAGATAAAAATACATTGGGTTTTAAAGATGATCTTGTAGAAGTATCAGAATTGTATGTGTTTTTAAATAAATTGTCATATTTGCTCATTTTATAATAAAAGATAAACTGATTGTTAGTATATATTATATATTAAGTTATCTTTAACTAATTATTATATATAAACTATTTATTATATATAAACTAACAAAAATAGCTTAAAGACAATTTATGATGTATATTTGTCTCCTATCAGCAAACAATCTTGTTTTGAGTGTTTAAAATAAATTTAGTATAAAAATGATATATATATTTACAGGAGGCAGCATTTACAATTTTAACCATTTAAAAAATTATAATACTTATTATTATATTTATAATATAAAAGGAATACTTATATTATAATATAAAATAAATGGATTATATCTATGTATTTATTGAAACAAATGATTGGGAAGATATAATTATATTCTTGTCAAAAGAAGATGCTAAAAATCAATCAAAAAAATACCCAAATGCCAGAGTTGAAATTTTTGAAATAGATAAAGAAATTGGTTATACACCTACTTATAATTTTTATAAAAATGGAGAACTTATCACAATGTAAAAAAGTCTAATAATTTGTTTTCTTTGTTAGTTTACTCTATAATAAACTAACATTTGGTATCCACTTTTAAAATTCCATTCTAAAGGAACATTATTATTATCAGTAGATCCTTTAAACTTCCACACAAAATCTTCATTCAATCGTTTTTTCCACGATAAAGGTACTAGACGATGAAAACTCATTCCATCATACGCATATTCTTTTTTTTCACATGTCAACAATGAACAAAAATGGTGTTCTTTAGTATTCCTTATTACACAACTATCTAACATATATTTCGTTTTATTTGCTAAAGCAAATTGTGTCGACTTGTTAGTTGTTATTTTGGAAGCATCATCAAAAAATTCCAATACAATTACATGAGGACTATTTGGCGAGAGTTTTAAATCCTTTGCTATTTGTTTCTTCCAATCCGATGTACATGAAGAAATAAATGCCATTTGAATAGATTTGTCTCGCAAATAGTGTATTATACTGCCATAATAACGAGCAGGATTTCCAGCATCTTTTATGTTAGTTATATACGGTAAATTATCTTTTATATTTGAAGGAATATTATCATATATATCTTTTATTATGACATTTGTATCCATTTTATAAGCAAATGGATTGCCTGTTAGACACATATCAATCGCATAGTTAAGCAATGCGAACACATTTTTCAGCTTATCTGGTATTGGCTTTTTATTTGTTTTTACTCCTTCAATCATTAATTGCCTAAAAAAATGGAAGAATTTACGACCTTTATCACTAACAAATAATGTTACAAACATGGTATTAAACCAACAATTACTTTGAGATTGAATTGGTGTAATTATTTGTTTTGGATTTATGTGCTTATTTGCGGCCAGATTTTTTAAAAGAAAATCTTTGGCTACCTTAGAGTGATATGGATAGCATTTATTGTTTATACTGATTTCTAGAGCTTCTTTATTTAAAAACGCCTTGTCAATATTACAGTTTATAAGCGGCTGTCTTTCCGCTGATTTTAGTGTAATAAGTTTTTCATTAATTGATGGACTATATGATTCAATCATAGAATTTGTTTCGCTATTTAATTCAGTGTTTATTTGATCACTTAAAATACTTATATCTGAAGGTGTAGTTGACTTTAAAAATATTCCCTTGGCTTTATTATTTTTTTTTGTTTTCTTATTAGTTGCTTTGTTAGATTTTTTTTTTGTTTTATTAACCATTTTGTTATATAATATTATTTTATTAAATAATATTATTTATTTAAAATATTACTTTAATATAATGGGAGCATCCATATTACCAGTCACCATTTACAAAGGAAAATTGTATTTTTTATTTGGCAAAGAGCGACCAGATGATGATAATCCTGGATGGTCGGATTTTGGTGGTGGAACCGACAATAATGAAAGTTATATTCAAACTGCTATTAGAGAAGGTGGAGAAGAATTAACTGGATTTCTTGGCTCAGACAAAGATGTAAAGAAGCTGTTAACCAAACATGGTACTTTTAATGTTGATTTCAAAAGTGACGGTCATGGAATTTATCGCGTTCATATATTCCCCATGGAATATGACGAATTATTGCCGCTCTATTATAATAATAATCAACGATTTCTACAAAAGCGTCTAGATCCAAAAGTAATTAGAGATACAAAAATATTTGAAAAACAACAGATCCGATGGTTTTCTGTAGCCGATATTATGAAATCAAAAAAACAATTCCGTTCTTTTTATCAAAATGTGGTTGAGCTTATTTTAGCCAAAAAGACGGAAATTGATCAATTCATAAGAAAATCCTTGACCATAAATACAAGGACCCACTACAATAAAAGTTATAAAAGCGCTAAGAAAGGTGGTCGTAATAAAAGTAGAAAGAAGAACAGGCATTAGTATTAGTTATTGTAATTACTCTATATTATAATCTTTTTTAAACTATTTAGGCCTCCATTCAGCATACCGAATAATATTAGAATTGTACAAGCTTGTTAGATGACTTATTAAGGTAGACAGATTTTCCTCAAATACTTGTTCCTTATCCTTATAAACTCCAAATTTATATTCCCCGAATTTCACCGACATTATATGAAAATCGTTTTCTGATAAATTATTATCATCATCGTATATTAATGCGTCTTCTTCTACTATATCATTTTCTTCCCGGCTATCCATTATAATCATTTTTAGAATATCATTTGCTCTCATTTTGTTAGGAGCACAATCTATAACTAGATAATGTGTATCGCTAACTTGTCTTTCATTTTTTTGTTCTATTTTTTCTGTTTCACAAAACATCGTTAAAGATCTATTTAATATATCTTTAAATCTTTATTATAGCTAATATAATTATAATGGATCTACTTTACTCTATTTGGACCATGATGATTCTAAGCTTTTTCATACAGTTTTTTGTTATGAGCTATATTATGACAAATTCTTTTACAAACATTACCTTTAGTGTCGGCAAATTTTACATGTCTTGTATTATGGCTTTACTCATGGGTCTTTTAGAAGTCGGAATGAATGACTATTTTATGTATAATCGTTTATTTGTTAGTTCACCTTATTATTTATCCTTAACTTTTAGTCTTATCATATTTCTCTATTTATATCGCAATCAAATGTATATTAATGATAATGATTATTTGAGTGAAATGATAGAACATCATTCTATGGCTCTACTAACAAGTGAGCAAATTCTAGAAAAAACGCAGTCAGAAAAGGTCAGAAAGTTGGCAACAAATATTGTAGATACTCAGCAAGCGGAAATTAATTATATGAAACAATTATTGATGAATTGATTCTAGAATGGGAATTGGTGGCATTATATTTGATGAATTCTGATCCAAATATAAATTATTGAACCATGTCAATTTGCTTTTCTTATACAAATGTAGCTTAGTTTGGTCCGTGTGTTCTATGTACATTACTGATTTTCTTGTTAGCATATTCTCAATAGCTGAAAGTATTTCAGCGCATTTATTATGAATTGTTAGTTGTTCTTCTAATTGCTTTATTAATTCTTTATTATCATAATTAATAATTATTTTGTTAATTATAGCAAGTGTTTCACTTGTTTCTGCTATCGCGTGAAGATAACAATATATATGTCTTCCTGTAAAAATAAATTTGTAAATTAATTTTTCCTTGTTGATTTCTTGATATATCATCTATTATAGTATACCTTGTTTTTTTAATATTGTTTTATTTATTTGTTTATTTATATATCATTAATATTATTTGTTAATCCACTATATATTTCTTTAGCTAAATCATCACCGAAAATGACCTCAGGTTTATTTAACCATTCACTATATGCTTTGGCTTTTGTGGTTGGTCTTTCTAATTGTAATAGTTGTTTTAACGCAGTCATGCGTCTTAAAAGAGGATCCATTTTTGCTGGCAATTTGCGCGATAATTGTTTCCAACGCCATTCAAATTGGAGCGCTGCTTGCCAATCTGGGAAACCTTGTACATAAGCAGCTCGTATCCATATGTCTCCTTTTTCAACTTTTATACTGGTTGCCGTTGCGCCGCCTTTTATCTCTTTATTATGTTGCCGTAAGCGTCGTTCTAGATCAACTGTCGCGCCAACATACGTCGCATTCCTATCAGGAGTTGCTAATAAAAGATACACATATGACATATATATATTTATGTCATATGTGTTTATATATTTAGAATTAAATATTATTTAAGTTTATAATGCATAATTTTGGCAGAGGTATGTGGCGCCGCATTAGCGATCATGAAAAACAGCAACAGGCATCTGATGTACAAACGAATAGATTAAGACATTATTTTCAGACTCAAAAACAACGCGCAATTGATGCTTATAGTAGAATAGCTATTAGTAATGAAAAAAAGGAAGTTAAAGAAGAAGTTCTTACAAATGATGTGACTATAAATGATGTAAGTGATAATTATGTATTTGTAGAAGCTGTCATAAGCGAAGCAGAACCATCTGTTTTAAGTGAAGTAAAAGAGGAAACATCTGTTTTAAGTGAAGTAAAAGAGGAAACATCTGTTTTAAGTGAAGTAAAAGAGGAAACATCTGTTTTAAGTGAAGTAAAAGAGGAAACATCTGTTTTAAGTGAAGCAGAACCAGTTATAAACGCTCCAGTAAGCAAATTAAATGCTAAAAAAAGAAGAAAAAATAAGGAAAAGATATAAATAATTTATATATATTATAATACTTGTATATATAAATAGTTATGAGTACAGAAATGGCTACAGAAATGGTTTTAGCAGCACCTAAAGATTTTTCAGAAGCTGTAGCAGATAGTAGTATCTTAATAAGATCTAACAGTTTTGTGGAAGAAAATAAAGAACCTCATTTGGTTTATCCTGCTTGTCTAGAATTTCAATCACATGGCACTTGTGATTATGATATGAGTTGTGTAGGGCTTGATTCAGAAGCATCTGAGTTACCACCTAGATCCACCTGGATACTTCCTCGTGGTGTAAGATTAAGAGAATTTTCCATTGTTCTTAGTGGATATGTTAGTATGAATAACAATGCTATAGTAGCAGAACTTTCTCGTATATTTTATTCGTTTGCTACATACCCTGGTAATAAAGATCTTACTCCTGAACAATATGAAGAAAAAATAAATGCTTTTCAGGATGAAATAAAAAGGGTATTATTAAGAGAACTTCCTGATGACATATCAAACCAAATAAAAGTAAATGCACAAATTATAGATAAATATAATAGGGGTACAAAAAAAGAAAGTGCTATAGAAACTTTTAGAGATTTAGTAAATTATGCGAATTTATTATTAAGAGATACTCCGTTTATCGCTTCTTATAAAATTTATGATGGTGATATTGATGGATTTAATATAGTTCCATTAAAAACATTTACAAGAGGAGAAGCTGAACATAAAGCGATTGATCTAAAAAAAGCACCAACAAATTGGACTATTACATGGTTTCAAGGTACTCCAATTCAAACATACACAAAACCGCATCCAAAGGGTTTTAAACCAAAGGTAAATGAAGAAGATGGAACGATAGATCACACACCAACAAGTATGTGGAGAGCATCCATAGCAGAACGTGAAAATACAAATGAAGAAGTTATTACAGGACTAATTGCTAGAGGATATACAGTATTTGATATATTAGATAATACTTGTCAAACAGCAATAGATAAAATTGAGGAAGTTGAAATAGTAAGAGAAGGCTTATTTCGTCGCATTCGATCTGCTGAAAAAGAAAAAATTCAAGAGCAGAGATCAATTACTGACCAATATCTTAGAAAAAAAACTGATTTATTACGTGAGTATAATACTTCTAGTAAAAGTAAAAAAGATTTAGATAAATTTAATAGAGAAAAAAATAAAGCATCAGAAGCTGCGAAAAAAAAGAAAGCAGAAGTAAAAAAAGAAATTGATTTATTGTTGAAAAAGAACATAAAATTATTACCTGAAATAGATAAATTAAAAGAAAAAGTTAAAAGTAAATGTAAAAATGCGTTTAAAGAAGGTGGAAAAAAAACGCGATGTATTGGTTCAAAAATGACTGTTAAAAAAGGTATTGGTTCTATCATGAAAAAAACTAGAAACAAAAAAATGTACAGAAAAAAGAAAGGAAGAAAAACAAGGAAACATTAAGTTTCTATAAGTTTTCTTTAAATTCAGTAATTATATATATTAAAAAAGAACTTGGGGGTCGGTTCTTGAAAGAAAATTGATTTAAAGGGGATTTTTGGTTTTTGATTTTGGACATTTATTTTTGTCCATTTTTAGAAACCAAAAGTAGCTTTTGAATTTGACCCTTTAAAAATGACTTGTGAGCATAATGCTTTGAAAAATATTTTTAAGTGATTTTTTATGTGACGATACTTTTTTTGATTTTTTCGTTAAAAACTTTAGGAGATTTTCTCACTATCCATTATGGATAGTAAAAAATCTCTGAAAATCTCTCAAAAATTTGAATGTGAAAGTTGTTACTATATTACGTATAAATTAAGCGATTATAAAAAACATTTAGCAACTGTAAAACACCGAAATCTCCATTTGGATAGTAAATCGGCGACAATGGATAGTGAAAAGTCGCCAAAAAAGTATGAATGTGTCTGTAAAAATATGTATAAATACGAGAGCGGTTATTATAAACATAAAAAGAAATGTACATCATATTTAGCTGTTGAAACTAAATTATCAGAGCCAACTGAAAAAGAATTAATTTTATTGCTATTAAAGGATAATAAAGCATTACAAGAATTGGTTATTGAACAAAGTAAAAACATGATGGAGATTTGTAAGAATGGAACTAACAATACTACAAATACAAATTCAAATAACAATATAACTAACAAAACATTTAATTTACAATTCTTTTTAAATGAAGAATGTAAGGATGCTTTAAACATCAGTGAATTTGTTAGTTCAATTAAAATGGATTTAGATGATTTAGAGAAAACGGGATTATTAGGTTATGTAGAAGGAATTTCCAATATAATAAATAAGAATTTGAATGACTTGGATGAAACACGAAGACCAATACATTGTAGCGATGTGAAACGAGAAGTTTTATACATTAAAAATGATGATCAATGGATAAAAGAGAATGGTTCAAAACCGGTTCTAACAAAAGCAATAAAACAAGTAGCGCATGAAAATATTAGGCAAATAAGTGAGTGGCGAAAAAAGCACCCTGATTGTACTGATCCCGATTCAAAGAAGAATGATTTATATTTAAATATTGTTAGTAACGCAATGTCGGGGATCACAAGTGAAGAACAATTGAAGAACTATGAAAAAATCATAACTAATGTAGCAAAAGAGGTGACAATTGATAAAGCAGGTGTTCTTTAAGTTATACGGAAAAGATTCTTAAAAATCATAATAATATTTATTTTATACTAATAATATAAAATAAAATGATACCAATACCAAACCGACAACCCCCGCCAATACCAAACCGACAACCCCTACAAATACCAAACCGACAACCCCCGCCAATACCAGTAGGAACAAAAAGAGTGATAGAAGAACCAGAACCAGAACGAAAACAACAAACAACTCAGTATAATCAACCAAATTATCCATATGATGCTATGTTATTATCTGACCTCGGAAAACAACAAAAAAACCAAGAAAAACTCAAAAGTTTTACAGAAAAACGAGAAGAAAAGAAAAAAAAAGAAGTACCTAAAAAAATGCTAAAGTTGCGTACTATGCCAAAAGTTGGAGATAATCCAAATCCAAATACCAACGTAGTTGGATTACTTATTGCCACTCATGGATTATGTCCTTTAAACGCAACATTTCCATTACAAGGTACTGACAAAAGAATAATAAGCTTTAAAATATTTCCTTGTACAATCAATTTTATAGATAGGAAAGGAGTTGATATTATTTATGGTATGTTTAAAAATGGTATTGATAGAATATTACCAAGTTTAAGTGATAATAATATTTATGAAAAACTACATGAATTAAGAGTAGAACTAACACACTACCTAATTCCAAATGCTATTCGTGAAAGTTATATAAAATTAAACGAGTATAGAGCTAAATATAAAGCATTATTACGTAACCCTAGAATACCGGATTTTGAATATGAAAAGATTAAATTAGAACAAGAAATAAGAGAAATCTATATGTATATAAAGTATATATTAGAATTTCCACATTTATTGCTTGACATAAATGTATATGATGAAGATAATCCGGAAGTTCCTGATAAACTTTTACATACAACTGACGAATTTATAAAATCACAGGGGGGAGTTGATGGCACTATTAGTGCTTTTAAACTTTCTGATACATTTTCTAGATCAAAAAGACAAACTCAATCACAAAAAGCTGCTTTACAATTATTAGGGTTGCCAGAAGATGGAAGACCTATAAATTTATTACCCAAAATTAGAGATAATCAATACATTACAGTAGAGGGTGAAATGGGTCATAAATCATATAATACTACACTTGAGCAAATAAGTAATTATTTATTTAATGTTGCGGGAGCAACTATTTTAATAGAACTAGATGTTTCATGTAATTCTTGTACTACAAGTAAAGGGAAACCAATTACAAAACACGATCGTGTAAGAACTATATTAGAACAAATGGCAGATAGTATACGTGCTCGTTCTAAAATACCTGATGAAGCTATATATGTAGAACATCTTAAACATTTATTGGAGTCTCAACCTAATTATTCAAATTTGATCCAATTATTAGAAACAATGGACAAAGATCCGATGTTTACTGAAATTTTACGGCCTCCAAAAGGCGGTTCCCAAAAAATAAAAAATCGTAAAATTTCAAAAACAACTGTTAAAAAGAGAAAGGGTAAAAACCGAAGGAGAACTAAAAGGCAAAAAAAATAAAAAAAGGGTTGCCCCAATTTTATTAGTAACAATTCATAAATAATTAATAAATATTCTTACCTTTAACCTAGTTCTTTTTTCCTTTTTATAAATTCCTATTTCAAGACAAATATACATGTTAGTTATTAATTATTTATTCTTACCTTAAATATCCAAGAGCTGTCTGGCTAGCTTGACCCCTGCTGAAAGCTTTTTGTAATTTTTGAATTTTTTTACATCGCGAATGGAATTGATTTCATTTATTAGCGGAACATTTTGGAACCGGATAAAGGGTTCTTCGTCTAAAGAAACCGACTTAATAACAGGCGTGGGTTCAATGATAGCCACTTTTTTAACTTTTTTTGTTTTTTTTTCGGCTTTTTCAGCATTTTTTTTTTGTTTCAAACCCAACTTTTCAGCGGCTTTTGACAGAATTTCCTCTTGTTTCATAGAGGCTAATTCCGCTTTTTGTTGTTTTTCTGTCTCTTTTAAAGCCTTTTTTTCTGTCTTTTCTGCTTCTTTCTTTTCTTTTTCCGCTTTTTCTTGTTCTTTTTTGGCCTTTTCTTGTTCCTTTTCCGCTTTCTTTTGTTCTTTTTCCGCTTCTTTGAGTCTTTGTTTTTCCGCTTTCTCTGCTTTCTTGTCTACAACTGGCTTGATAAGATTACCATTTGCGTCAATCTTGGCTAATGCTTCTTCTGCGGAAAACCCGTACATAGCAGCACAAGACATAACGGCATTCTTGATTAATCCTTCAATTTCAAACATAATATTTTTGACTGACATTTTTTAATAACTTATTAAACTTTTATAACTTAAGGTTGTTTTATAATGGGTTAATACCTTTTATACTATGTTTTATAAGTTTTTCAATTTTTTATAATTTGCGCGCAAATTTTACTTCACTAAAAATAATATTGATTCTATAAATATCCAAGTTAAAAATTAATATATATTAAAAAGAACTTGGGGGTAGGGTTTTGTCAGAAAAGTGATTTAAAGGGGATTTTTGGTTTTTGATTTTGGACATTTATTTTTGTCCATTTTTAGAAACCAAAAGGAGCCTTTAGAAAGACCCTTTGAAAAATGACTTGTGACCATAATGGTCTGAAAATATTTTTAAAGTGATAAAATTTGTGACGATACTTTTTTTGAATTTTCTCGTTAAAATCTTTAGCAACTTTTCTCTGTTAGCTATATGGAGACATTCGGTGACGCAAAAGTTGCGAATAGTTGCGAACAAAAATATCATTGTAATATTTGTGACTATAATACAGTTAGGAAAAGTAGCTATGATAAACATTTATTGACAGCAAAACATCAGAAAAAACTTCAAGGTGACGCAAAAGTTGCGAAGAGTTGCAAAATTGTAGAAACAGATTTTATTTGTAAAAAATGTGAAAAACAATATATATCTAGAAATGGATTATGGAAACACAATAAGGTTTGTATTGGAACATCTGACAAAGATTTGATAATAATGTTATTAAAACAAAATTCTGAATTAATACTTAAAATGGGAACTAACCATACAAATTCAAATAATACTAATACAAATTCAAATAACAATAACAACAACAAAACATTTAATTTGCAAATCTTTTTGAATGAAGATTGTAAAGACGCTTTAAATATCAGTGAATTTATTAGTTCAATCAAGATGGATTTGGATGATTTAGAAACAACTGGGAAGCTTGGTTATGTCGAGGGTGTCACAAGAATAATAAATAAGAATTTAAATGATTTAGATCAAACAATGAGACCAATACATTGTAGCGATATGAAACGAGAAGTTTTATACATTAAAAATGATGATCAATGGATAAAAGAGAATGGAACTAACAAACCTGTTTTAACAAAGGCGATAAAACAAGTAGCACATGAAAACATAAGACAAATCAGTGAGTGGCGAAAGAAGCATCCAGATTGTACTGATCCAGATTCAAAGAAGAATGATCTATATTTAAACATTGTTAGTAACGCGATGTCGGGGATCACAAGTGAAGAACAAGTAAAAAACTATGAAAAAATAATAAGCAATGTAGCAAAGGAAGTGACAATTGATAAACCTTAGATTATTTAAAATTACGGAGATTTAATGCTTAATTATGTACGGATTCGTAACCCATGCTATACATATATTGAGCATCATCAAACTTATTTTTTTTTAGGATTTGTCTTGTATTTTTTATAATTGTTTCCAGAAATGCCACAATTATCTTCGTTGGCATATTTAATTTTACACCTTTTCTCATTTAAAACGCCCATAAAATAAGTAATATTTATATAATTAAATAATTATAAACCATAAAAATCAAATTAAAAAAAATGAATTAAATTAAATTAAATTATTATATACAATTATATACAATTATATACAATAATATGCTAAATATGACATATAATAAAAAAACAATTATTCATGATATAAATATGGAGATTAACATTAATAGCAATGAACCTATATTACAAATAAAAAAATACGGAAAACCAGAATTTAATATAGATGAAATAGATGAAAATATGTTTACACCAAGTAATATAAAAAATTGGTCAAAAATAGTATTAGACACATGTGATATACTCGAGGGAGATGATTTAGCTTATGAAAATAAAATAATTATACGTGGAAAAGACGCATTATTTGAATATTTTGAAGAATTATGTGAGTTGGGAATATCTAATATACAAAATCATGATTATATCTTACAAATTCCAACTATTTTATATGAATATAAAGATATTATAGATAGATTATCAGGTAGTTCATATGATGAATTATTTTACCATGTTCAAAAAGATTTATATGATAAATATATTAAATATTTTAAAGATTTGATAAAATCAAATTTACCTCCGCCGAATTTTACAGAAATCACCAAATTAATTAATATATGTATAAAGTTTAGTATAGATAATCATTTATTCTACGACACATTTTTAAGATTGTGTTATGGAAAATGGTATTTGGAAATTGATGAGTTTGAAGATTTGGGAATTGATGAGTTTGAAGATTTGGGAATTGATGAGTTTGAAGATTTTCATGGGTTTGAAGACTCTGGACGACTGTAAAAAGGCTGATGAACAATATAATCTTTATGATTTTTCCAACATTCATGATCAAAAGGTAATAAATTGCCCTCATCATCTCTACAATCATCATCTGTCAGTTTGCCATTTTTAATATCATTGTTAATATTTTTGCAATTAAATAAAGGTGTTGCAAAATTGGTTATTTTATATTTTATTTTTGTTTTATGTCTTCCTTTACAAATATTATTATCAACATAATTATTTTTGCATTTTTCACACAAACAAAATTGACTTAAAGTAGGTGATTCATTTGAATATTTTGCTATCATTTTTTTTTTTTTTTTTTTTCTTTTTCTGTATACGTATTCCAACGCCAAACATTTGTTGGTTCCCAGTATGTTGGCTTTCCTTCAAAAATAAATGGACTACCATTATCATCACACCAGCGATTTTTACACCAACTACAAACCCATATATCAAAACAATTTTTACAAGAAAAATCCATAATATACTTATATAGTATTTATATTTAAGTATATTATATTTCAATATTATTATCCAAATTCAATTATTAAACATAGTATTAAATAATATATGCTGTTCCATATCAACATTTTACCAATTCTATAGAAAATTATTTTAGTATGTTGAAATCACGATTACAAAAATTAGATGGTTTAATTCATATAAAATTAAAGGAGAATATTGAAAATGTAATAAGCAAAATACCGAAAGAAAAATATAGAAATATTTTTACACCTTTTAACATTTCAAACGCCGATTTAAAAAAAATTGATTTAAAAATCTCAAATAAAATAAAATAAATAAACTAACATATCTAAACCTAAAATGGATAAAACATATTTTGAAAGTATTGAAAGACATTGTCAAATAACTGAAAAGAA